ATTTAACGGAACCGTACTCCCCTTTTAGTACCACAACTTTCGAAGCCCTCACATTAAGGGGTACCTTGAAGGCAAATTACATATTTTACTACCCCACAAAAATCACTCTTCGTATTAAGGGGTACCCAGATATCCCACACCACACATACTCACACAACACACAAAGAAGCCAGAGAATAAAACATCCCTGGCTCTCATCCACCTTATCCCTCTGGCAGATTACAATATCAAAGTTCTTTCTATAAACCAAAAACTTATAAAGATATGGAAGAAAAAACATTATTCAAACTAGCACGTGCAATTACGGATACAGGTACAGATACTGTATCTTCAAAAGGTGGTACTGTAACCTACCGTATCACTTCCCTCAAAAGGAAACTGGTAAATGGCAAAGTAGTTTCAACCTCTACACCCTCTTGTACTTTGGGCTCAGCCTCCGTAAGTTGGGCTACTTGGGGAGGAGTTACCGTTGGAGATGGTTACTTAGATGTAAAAATTAACTATTCAGAAAATACTGGGTCCTCAAGGTCTACTACTCTGACATTTGACCAGGATGGATCTGGTAACAAAATCAATCTCACAGTAACTCAGGGATCCGGTGTTACCTATACTGGATACATAAAAATGGTTTCAAACTCACTGCCTTTAGGTAGTAATAAAGGTAATACTGCTCAAATTCTTGTGATGGCATATTTAAATGGTAGTGATGGGTCTAAAAAGCCAGAAACTCCCCATGTGGGTAATGCTCCCTATTGGTGCGCAGTATCCGTTGCCCCAGTGGATACTCTTGAGAACCATTACATGTTATCCCTGACCGCTTTATCGAGTAATCAAACTGGAGCTAACCGTTCAGGGCATATCTTCTTAACCTGTGGGGATGCTAACTTGAGTATACCAGTAACTCAGAAGTCACAAGGGGCTTCAACATTCACTCTCTCTGGATTGCCCACAGATACAGGCTACTATCTCTTTGGCAGGGGAGCTAGGCCACAGAATACATCATCTTCAGATCCGTCGTATATACAAGGTATCTCAGCAACTGGTACTACTACTATGAAGATTCCATTCTATGCCAATGACTCAGAACCTGGTTCTCGAATAGAATGTACTACTGGAGATAAAGTAGGTGTATATACTAAATCAGGTGCTACCTGGATATCAGAGGGGTCATTTATAGTACCAAGTGCAGGAGGAACAGTATCAATCTAAAACATTATACATTATGGAAAATAAAGTTCTTAAATTAGTGGGGGGGGAGATCTACCCAAGATGTATATGCAGAAATAAGACAGGGTAACTCTGGGAGATGGACAATACAATCTCAAAAGAGTAAGTATGTAAATGGCAAATTGTCCGGAGTTATTGGGGTTGGTTATTCTGCTAGCATCAATAACTCTGACTATCTTTTAGAAGAAGACAAGAGTAACAATGAGATTCAGATTACTGCACAAAATGACGGTACTTCTGGGCTTTGTGTACTTACACAAAATGAATCTGGTAATAAAATAAATCTACACCTTACTACTCCTGAAGAAAAAGAATTTTGGGAAATACGTTTCACCACAAAACGCATCATTGGAGTCGATATGGCTGCATTTCTTAAGGTTACTACCAATACTAGTGGCGAAGGTGGATCTATGGCTGATGGTAACAAAGATAATAAGAATTGGATAGTAAATCAAAATAGATATGCTATTAATATCTATATTGTTTCAATATACCCCGGAAATTCCGACATACTGTCTTGGTCCTGCCTTGATAAGAATGGTAATGCTTTTAATCCTAACTACGATTTACCAAGTAATTCATACTTTACAACAAAAACAACTGGATTGGGTTCCTATACTCTTACGAAAATTTCAACCCCTCCTTCCAGTAGTGAAGGTACCATAATACTTTCTAGTAGATTTAATCCCACTAAAAAATATCCCTTAGATTTGAATTTCTATTGGGGAGTTTAACCTAATGTTCCTATTATAAAAGCAATTACCCAGAATATAAGAGCCAGTGTATATGCAACAGAATATCTATGCCATGGATACCAGCAGGTAATATAAGAATCTACTTTTAGTATTTCTGGATGTTCTTCCTCGTATTTTTTATCCTCTTCTCTAGAATTGTATTTATGAAATACATAGAAGGGTAAGAATACGAGGAAAATTATTAAAGCAACTGGGAACAAGAGTAGGAGAATTATCTCCCACCCTTGCATTGATGTCCCAGCATAATCACCGTGTCTATCAAAAAAGAATCTCATAGCAACTTATGTTTTAGGTACTTGGTTAATAGGTAAATCGGAAATAGAGGTAATACTATCCATACCGATATAAATAATATCAGGGAATGAATCCTATGAGTGTACGGTAAATAATCTAAGCAAACCTTTACGAAGAATACCGTGAATGGCAAATATACCAAGTAAATTATAGCTAATACTGTAATCATTGTTCTCTGAAGTATTTGTTAATAATCTTGGTAAGTTTCTTATCAAATTCAATCATCATATCGAAAGCTTTCGAATCTTTCATACTTCTCATCCCTTTATCAAGTAATTCTATGTTTCTCTTAATTGAGAAATAGGCCTTATATGCAAGGAATACTCTTTCATTTTCTTCGGTAAGCGGACGAACTTCTCCCTTTTGCCCATCCAATCTTGGGTATGTATCATCAGGACCCAAGGTTCTTGCAACTTTTACTCGGTTACTGAGCATTGCGAATCCACCTTTTTTATCAATAGATTCCACTGTAACTTTCTCAATGATGGGTCTTCCAGATAAGGTGAAGAGAACCTCATCCCCCTCTTTAAGCTTTTTGATTTCTTTCTTTTCTTTTTTCATATCTTTATTTATTAAGAATTTTTCTTTATGCAAATATACGAAATTATTTCTTATTTATTGCATTATCAATCATATTTTTAATAAATTCATAGGCATTGCCTCGGTAATCTTCTAGCATTTTGTATTCCTGTGGAGATAGAAATACCCCATTTACTTTAAAAGCATCTCTTAGATGCTCCGGTATAGTACCTTGGTGAGTGATGTTATTATAACGGATGATGAAAAGTTTCTCTTTATCTTCATCTATAACACCAAGTGTGTTGACTGGTTGGAGTTTAGTTTGGTAAATTCCCCCAAAAGCAGAAGGTACCATTAAAATACTTCCCGGTACTCTAGTTATCCAATGGGAATAATCGGGAGTAATTACGGCAATTTTCTTCTCTTTTTCAAGTTCTTTATCATAAGCTAATCGATTAAACCAAAAAGCACATTTAAAACAAACTTGTTTTCTTGCCATAAGTTGGGGAATCTCTCTAGTTTCATCGAATTCCTCTAAATTAATTGGTTTGCCACATATCTGGCATTCATTTTTCTTGCCCATATTGAATTATTTTATAAGTTATATATGATAATAGAACCTCTAAACATCCTAAAAATGGGTTATAAGCAATACTTTTGTTACTAAAATTGAACCATTAAAACTGATAAGTTATGGATAAACTAACAAATGAAATGATTAAAGACCTTGCTATTCGCTTAGGTCTAGAACCTGCTCTATTGAAAGCTGTTCAATTGGTAGAAGCAGCAGGTAGAGATGGGTTTTTAGCTGATGGTAGGCCTCAAATCCTCTTTGAGGGTCACATTATGTACAAAGAAGTACATAAGAAATTCCCTGACAGAGATTTAGCTTACCTTTGTAAGAGATATTCTACGATTTTCTTCCCTAAATGGGATAAATCGAAGTATTTGGGAGGTGTACACGAGTATAAGAGACTCGAATTAGCCAAAGAAATTGACGAAGAATGTGCATTGAAGTCTGCAAGTTGGGGAATGTTCCAGATTTGTGGGTTCAATCACAACCTCTGTGAATGTAAAGATGTCTTCGAATTCGTTCATAAGATGTCGGAATCTCATGCAAATCAACTAGAACTCATGTATTATTTCATGAAAAACTCTGGTTGTTTGAGTAATCTCAAAGAAAAGGACTGGGCTGGCTTTGCCAGAAAATACAATGGTCCTGGGTATGCCCAGAATGCCTACGACCAAAAACTAAGAAATGCTTACGAAAACTTCAAAGATAAATTATGAAAAGATGTCATTTTAACAGCTGGGTAGCAAAAGTATTTCTTTTCCCCAGTTACAAAGCAATTACTCTGGTGTATAACTCATTCTTCAAACACAAAGTAGAAGAGTGTAAACCCGATGATATCAATCATGAACGTATTCATCAGGTACAACAGATTGAATGTAGTATAGTGGGTTTAGTACTTGGTATCATACTCTGGTTATCATTTGGTATATCCTTTTGGTGGGTAGTGGCTCTGACTTTTGGATTCTTCTACCTTTGGTATGTTATTGAATACCTAATTATCATGTGCTTTGCCAAGTGGGATAAACAGAATGAAAGGTATCATGATGTAAGTTTCGAAGAAGAAGCCCACAATAATGATAAGAATCTGAGCTATCTGGAAGACCGTAAGCCATTTGCTTGGATTAAGTACATTAAATTGAGAAGCTACAAGAAATGAAAAAACTAAGGGTATTGGGAGTGTGCGCTGGACAGGGTGCACTCCTGTTCCCTTTTAAGAAGAATTTGTTAGGGAACATAGAGATAAGGGGAGTATTCCACACTCCAGGCGAAGAACAATGGAAATTAAATTTTGGGGATATACCGTTCTATAAGGGCTTTTGTTTACAAGAATTCAATGAGAAAGTAGACATAATTATATCAAGCCCTGATTGCGGAGCAGCCTCAGTAATGAGGTTATCCAAAGTAAAGGAATTGGGTAATCCTAAAGATAACCGTAGTCTTAATCTAGTAATTGCATCAATACTCGAGTATAAACCCAAGATATTTCTTATAGAAAATCTACCAAGACTGCTAACACTACTTCCCAAGGATTTCTTTGAGGAAACATTCAAAGACTATAAATTAATTTTTCACGAAAGGTCAGTTTTAGACTACGGAAACTCTCAGGAATCAAGGAAGCGATTACTCATCATTGGAGTACATAAAAAGACTGGTAAGAAATACTTGAATGCTTTTGATGAAGTATTTCAAGTAAAAACTCCAACAACTACTAGAAACCTACTTAAACCACTCACATTCTCTCAGGAAAATAATACTAACCAGATTCCATTCATGAGTAAAACTCTGGCAATGTATGATTATCGAAAGCTTCCTGAGAAGAAGAATCTTACTGTAGCAAAGATACATAGGCTCTGGGTTAGAGATTTCAAGGACGAAAAGAAGTGGCCTATCAAAACTGCAAAGATGAGTACTCTTCCAGGAGTATATCGATTAGAGTATGATAAACCCCCATTAACCCTCAGACCTGCAGATAGGCAATTTAGACCTGATGGATATCCCCTGGGAATCGAAGACTTCAAGGCAATTATGGGTTTCCCAGATAAATTCGAAATTTACCTTCACAAAAATGGTGATACCTTCGAAGAGGATTTTAAGGATTACCACTATTGGCTTAACAAGGCAAGGTACACAATTGCCAAGGGTTCGGTTTATGAGGTAGGGATTTGGTTCAAAAAATGCCTCAAGAAAATTGACTCATCAAAACTGAGCTAAACTGAGATGTTTGAAAACCCTTTTTTCTTTTTATTAAGTTTTTCTTTTTTAGGAAAGTGCTTTCTGGTAAAGAAAGCTATAATTCTATAAATCAACTCTGAAGGTAAGAAAGGGATTGTTAAGGGAAAACAAGGAAACGAGTGAGTACCAGAGTTTCACTAAAAGCGAAATTACCATGAAGAATTTAAAAAGGGCCTTGTTTATTGTACTTCTAGGATTTACTATTTACCTTTGCTTCAGGAATTACAAACTTTCTCGAGAGGTTGATTCCTTAGAACTAGCGGTCAATGAAATCCCAGATACAGTATACACAGAGAAACCTTTCAAACCAGAGAAGAAGTACTCAGAAAAAGTTGAACCAGGTAAAATCTTAGTTCATGATAATAAGCAGCCAACTCTCTTTCCTGATTCCATACTAAGGCAGCCAGTTATCAGTAACCAAGATTCCCTGGTTCAAATCGTTTTGAAGAAAGATAAGTTGAACTTAAGTCTGTTCAATAAGGAGACTAACACTTATTCAACTAGACTATTCCCAATCGATTTAGATAAGTACAACTACAACTGGTATGAAGGTCAATTAACTCGAAAGAAAGTTGCAAGGTTATCACTTAGTCCATACGTTTATGGCAAATACAGACCTTTCAATAATCTCTTCGATATGGGAGCTGGTCTTTCAATCAAGACTAAGAGATTTAATTACAAATTCGGAGTCAATACCTTTTACTATCCGAAGATAAAATCTGGTATAGGTACTGACATCGAATTTCAAATAACGTATAACTTTTAAGTAATGGCAAAGACTATCTCAGAAACTAGAACTACATTAACTCGGGAAGAACTATCAAACCTATCCCGAGTTTCTAGTGATGTTTTCTTTTTTAGCCTTTTTTGCTATGTGATACATCCAGTAAGAGGAAAGGTAAGATTCGATTTATACCCATTTCAAAAATCGGTTCTCTACAACTTCATTGCCCAACGATTCAATATCATCCTTAAGTTTCGTCAGGCAGGGATTACAGAACTTATTTCAATGTACTGTCTTTGGTTGGCGATGTACCATCCCAACAAAAAGATAAACATTATCTCTATCAAAGACACAACCGCTAAGAAGGTACTTAAGAAGATTAAGTTTATGTACAAAAATCTTCCATGGTACCTTCAAACTCCCATAATCAACGGTAGAGCTGGAGAATATGGTTCTGCTTCCATGATAGAATTTGATAATGGGTCATTTATCGAATCTATTCCGACATCATCCGAAGCCGGTCGTTCGGAATCCCTTTCTCTTCTGGTAATTGACGAGGCAGCAGTAGTAAGATGGGCTGCTCAAATTTGGGCTGCTGCATTCCCTACTCTTTCCACTGGTGGAGCTGCCATCGTCAATTCCACTCCCTATGGAGTTGGTAATTTCTATCACTCAACTTGGGTAGATGCCATTGCAGGAGGTAATCCATTTAACCCAATTCGATTATACTGGCAAATGCACCCAGAACGAGATATTAACTGGTATAACCAAATGTCCTCTGCTCTGGGAGCAAAACGAACTGCACAAGAAATAGATGGTGACTTCTTATCATCTGGTAATACAGTCTTCGACTTAGCTGATATTAAGGCTATCGAAGACTGCCTTAGTGATTACCCGGTTATTAAGAAAAGGTTTAATGGTCAATATCGACAGTTTTGTGAACCAGAACCAGACAAAGAATACTTTATTGGTGCAGACGTTTCAACTGGTAGAGCTTCTGACTACTCTTCATTTACTTGTATGGATAAGCAAGGAGAAGAACAAGTAGTATATAAGGGAAGAATGGCAGTGGGAGCTTATGCTAAGTTACTTGGTGATACTGGGAAGTTGTTTAACTGGGCAGTAATAGCTCCAGAATCCAATGACGTTGGTTTATCGGTAACCTCTAAGCTTCAAGATGAAGGCTACCCTAACCTTTACTACTACCAGAAGATGTTAAAGAAAAAGGGTAAAAGTAGACCTGAAATGGATAAATCCCCTGGTTGGTTAACCACCCAAAAGAATCGTTCAGTGATAATAGAAAACTTAGAAGAAGATATTCGATTAGATCACGTAACCATTAAGGACCCATTCTTTGTACAAGAAGCTTATACCTTCATATACGATGGTTTGGGCAGACCTGTTGCAATGGGTAAACATAGGGCTAATAATTCAGCGGTAGATGTAGACCTTGAAGGAGATGTATATGCCGATGATGATATCTTTG